GTCATTTAACATATTAGAATTAGATAATGGTCACTACGCAGCACAACCAAACAATAGAATTATATACTATGACAAATCACTTACACCTGCAGAAACAAAACAACCTGATTTTAAAGTGTCAACAGAATATTACTCTGTAGAAAATAAATCAAAATGGACAGCTGGTGATGACACAAATTATTTTTACAATTTAAAAGAACAGAAATGATAAAAGTATGGTTATTATTTTTAATGATATCAAACCCTGGTCTACCATCGGTT